GTAGACCGTGACAGCGGTACGTTCGGGGTACAAACATATGAATATGGCGACGTAGAGATCGCCGCAGAAGTTGGTTGGGACAACTACAAGCGTGTTGCCGATGGCGTCATGACGTTGCTCAACAACACGGGACTTCTTCACGGGTATAGCTTCAACAGTTGGAGTGATGTTGTTACGTATGACAACGCCTTTATCGAAGAGTGGTTGGAATCTCCTCAAACCTCCCTTTACTATAGTCTGCAAGTCATGGGCGATACACAAGATAAGTCTGATGTTTATGCAGCTATCAAGGAAGACGTCGATGAGTATCTTGCAGACATTCTAAATGAAGAACTCACTTGTGACTGTCAAGAATGAACCCTTATCAGAAATTACTAAATCGAAAAAGAAAATGGACACCGGTGCAGATGACTGCCGGTACCTGCAAAGAAGGTGCGGAAGCGACGATTTACCGTGCACTTGCATTGCGACATATGGAACTGCCTGTGGGAGATTTTATTACTGATGCTCTCTCCACTGAAGTTCCAGATCTTGCGCGGGAAATACTCTACTCTAACGTTCAAGACGAAGAGAACCACGACGTCGCTCTTGGTTACGTCGCCTCTGCTTACGGCGTTGATGAGAAAGCTGAGGCGGAAGCCCTTAGGCTTAAAGCCGCTTGGGAAGCACATCCAGATCACACGATCACCAAAGCATTGGTTGCCGAGCGTGCAATCTTCTTCGTTCTTCTACCATTCTTCCGCTTTAATGGTGACGCTGGCATGAGAACGATTTCAGCTGATATCAGTCGGGACGAACAGGTCCATGTGGCGGTGAATTCATTGGTTCACACCGAGCTGGGCTACAACATCAGTCCGTCTCTGGACAAGCTCCGCAAAGCTACGATCAACTGGGTCATGCAGCCCCTTGGTAGCCATGCCGATAAATATCTGGACAAAAAGTTTTGGCTCGATTCTAGTGACCGCCTGATGTATGAAGGCAAGGCGCCAGAACTTGCCGCCACCCGTGCAGCGCGTATGCCTGCTTTCTTTGAACATGCAAATACAAACCTCCCACAGTACGCTTAACATCGGCTTGACTGTGGATGCTCTAGTCAGTGAACTGGAGGACAGATTCCCGCTGACCAATCCCGGTCCTACTGATCAAATCAATTCGATTATGTATCAAGCAGGTCAGCGTAGTGTTGTGGACTGGATTCAATCACGTATTCAAAACGAGGAACTTTAAAATGGGCATGGGTGGAGCAGAGCGGCGTGCTGAAAGACGCGCTGAAGAACAAGCAAAACGCATGGAAAGGCAACTTAAAAAGCAAGAAAAACTAGCCACTGCGCAGCAATCGCAAGCCAGGAAACTTGCTGAAGCTCAAAGGAAAGGAGTCCCTAAAGCTACTGAAGCACAGACTGAAAAAGGAATCTCCCGTAGAAAGAAGCGCACTCCTACTGGTATTGCTCAGCTTCGTATCACTCCTGGATCGTCAACTAACATTGGTTAATTAAATGACAGCACGTAGTCGGTACGATCATCTAACCAGTAACCGTAATCATTTTCTTGATATTGCAGTTGAGTGTTCGGAACTGACCCTTCCGTATCTTATCCAACGTGATGAGATACGACCTTCACATAAAACTCTACGCCAGCCTTGGCAAAGTGTAGGATCTAAAGCGGTGGTAACGCTTGCATCTAAACTGATGCTTGCATTGCTGCCTCCTCAGACTTCTTTCTTTAAGCTGCAGATTCGTGACGACAAGCTCGGCACTGAACTGCCAGCTGAGATTAGGTCTGAACTTGATCTGAGCTTTGCCAAAATGGAACGCATGGTGATGGATTCGATTGCTTCTTCTAGTGATCGTGTCGCTGTTCACCAAGCTATCAAGCACCTAGTGGTTGGTGGTAATGCGTTGATGTTTATGGGTAAAGAAGGGATCAAACACTACCCACTCAACCGCTACGTCGTAGAACGTGACGGCAACGGTAACGTAATTGAGATCGTAACCAAAGAGCTTATCAACAAACAACTCCTACCAAAGGAGTTTCAAGAACTTAAAAAAGAACAGAGTGGTGGGTCTCTTTATGGATCCAGCACTGATGACGTAGAGATTTATACTCACGTCAAACGTGACAACAATCGTTGGGTATGGCATCAAGAGGCTTTCGATAAAGTCATCCCTAAGACCGATGGTAAGGCTCCGCTCGATGCTAATCCTTGGTTGGTTCTGCGATTCAACTCAGTTGATGGTGAGAACTACGGACGTGGACGTGTCGAAGAGTTCCTTGGAGATCTCAAGTCACTCAACGCTCTGTCACAAGCTATGGTAGAAGGCTCTGCAAGCGCCGCTAAGGTGGTCTTTGTGGTCAGTCCTTCCTCTACTACCAAACCTCAGACAATTGCTCAGGCAGGCAACGGAGCTATCGTACAAGGACGACCTGAAGACATCGGTGTCATCCAAGTCGGTAAGACTGCTGACTTCTCAACAGCCCTGCAGATGATGCAGACTCTTGAGCGTCGCATCCTTGAAGCCTTCCTTGTCTTGACTGTGCGTCAGTCTGAACGCACCACTGCTGAAGAGGTCCGCCTCACGCAGCTTGAACTCGAACAACAGCTTGGCGGTTTGTTCAGCCTTCTGACTGTTGAGTTCCTAGTCCCTTACTTAAACAGGAAACTAATGGTGCTGTCCCGAGAAGGTCAGCTGCCTAAGTATCCTAAGAATCTAGTCGCACCTACTATTGTGGCTGGTATCAATGCACTGGGTCGTGGTCAAGACCGTGAGTCTTTGACTGCATTTATCACGACCATTGCACAGACCCTTGGTCCTGAAGCTATGATGAGATTCATCAATGCTGACGAAGCTATCAAGCGTCTTGCTGCCGCACAAGGCATTGATGTTCTCAACCTTGTTAAGAGTGTTGACGATCAGCAAGCTGAAGCTGAAGCTGAACAACAGCAGGCTATGGATATGCAGATGATGCAATCCGCACCACAACTTCTCAAAGCTCCTATCGCTGACCCCTCTAAAAACCCTAACGCTGAAGCTGTAATTGCTGAAGCACTTTCACCCGAACAGTAACACATGGCAGAACTTCTTACCTACGATCCAAGCAACGACCCACAAGCTATCCAAATCGCTGAAGAGCGAGACGCTGAAACTCTCGCTGTCGGTCAGACTATGGAAGACCAGCAGAATCAACTACTTGCTGGTAAATACAAAAATGCTCAAGATCTAGAGCAAGCTTATATTGAGCTGCAAAAGAAACTGGGATCTGGTGAGCAACAAGAAGAGCAACCCGAAGGGGCTGATGAGCCTGCTGAAGAGGTTGACGAAACTATTTCTATGTTCAACGGTATCGATGATGAACTTGCAGAAGGCGGTGAGATCAGTGAAGAGTCGATGGCAAAACTTACTGCCATGGATAGTAAAGATCTGGTCGATGCGTATCTTAGGTATCAAAGCACCCTAGAGTTTGATTCTGTTCAAGAGGGTCGAGAACTTGACGACCAAGAAGTAGAATCTATTTACAGCAGTGTCGGTGGTCAGCAGCAGTACCAACAAATGACTCAATGGGCTGCTGAGAATCTGGACGAAGCTACTGTCCAGGCTTTCGACAACGTTATCGAAACAGGTAATGTAGCCGCTATCAACCTTGCACTGCGAGGTCTCCAATCACAATACAACGACAACGTGGGCTACGAAAACAACATGATCCAAGGCAAGCCAGCTCAGGCTGGTAACGGCTACCGCAGTCAGGCTGAGGTTGTTCGTGATATGAACGACCCACGCTACGACCGTGACCCTGCCTACCGGCAAGAGGTCATGAACAAACTTGCCAACTCTAATCTTGATTTCTGATGTCTGCTGTTGTTGAAGACCGAGGTCGTTTAAACCTCTACGCAAAAGAACCACCTATGACGATTATGGACGTAACTGAAACCCACAACGAAAAGGCTGAAAAGTTGAACGGTCGCCTGGCTATGCTGGGCATCATGGCTGCGCTCGGTGCGTATGCAATCACTGGTCAAATTATTCCTGGAGTTTGGTAATGCCTGGACATTACGGATCTAAAAAACCTGCCGCTAAAAAAGCTGCAGCAAAGATGAAGAGCAAAGGCGTGCCTGCCGCTGTGCGTAAGGCAGTCGTCAAAAACATGACCAAGAAAAAGAAGTAATGGCAAAGCGTAAGTCAGTCAGCCTGAAGATCGGCAAACACAAATCACGGTCTGGTGGCTTGACTGCTGCTGGCCGTGCTAAATACAATCGAGAAACTGGGTCTAACCTCAAGGCTCCACAACCTGGTGGTGGTCCACGCAAGCGGTCCTTCTGTGCTAGAATGAAAGGTGTCAAAGGACCAATGCGAAAGAATGGAAAGCCAACCCGCAAGGCGCTGGCACTACGCAAATGGAAATGCTAAATGGCTAAACAAAAACCTGGTTTGTATGCAAACATCCATGCCAAACGCAAGCGTATCGCTGCTGGGTCTGGTGAAAAAATGAGAAAGCCTGGGTCTAAAGGAGCACCCACGGCTGCTAACTTCCGACGCTCCGCTAAAACTGCTAAAAAAAAGTAACACACAAATGAAATCTATTATCGCTTCCGGTCTCCTCCTCGGCATGGCACATGGTGCCGCTATCGCTGGTCCTTACGTGAATGTAGAAGCCAACTCCGGTTGGACTGGCTCTCTGTACGGTGGTACCTCGATCGACAATCATATTGGATACGAAGGTGATGGCTGGAGTATTCAAGGCGGTCCTACCATTGTTGCACCGAATAATCCTAACCGGTTCTCCGGAAATCAAGCTGCGGTTGAACTCAGTGGTAAGATCAACGGTTCAGTTCCTTTGACTGAGAACCTGAATGCCTATGGTGAGCTGTCGTTCATCACTGGTAATGATGGCAACAGTTATGGCACCAAGATCGGCGCTACCTATAAGTTCTGATTATCATAGCCCGTCACTGGATGTGAGCCTTGGGCGGGCTTTCTAAAGTGCTCAAATACATAAAACTATCAATATAAACGCACTTTTAAATGACCGCTATTCTTTCACAACGACAGTCTCGTTCCACTTGGGAAGAGTTCTGCAAGTGGGTGACGTCCACTAACAACCGTCTGTACGTTGGCTGGTTTGGTATCCTTATGATCCCAACCCTGCTGGCTGCTACTATTTGTTTTGTAACTGCCTTCGTGGCAGCACCTCCTGTAGACATCGATGGAATCCGAGAACCAGTCGCAGGCTCCCTCCTCTATGGAAACAACAT